TTCCATATCAAGAGCGAGATAAGCAAGGAGCAGCGCAAGGAGAAAGGTCAGTTGTCATTGTCTTTCTACGCATCCACGCAGATGCACTACGACTGCCCCGCACTCGGTTTGGAGGGTGTGCCTGTAAAAGGTATGCAGATAAGGAACGCCCTTGACGACATCGTGCAGAACGTGATGAGCGGAAACGATTTCAGAGAGCGCATAGAACATGCCGAGGCGAGCGTGGAGCGCAACAGGAAAGAGCTTGAGACCCTCAACGCACAGGACGGCAAGCCGTTCACAGATGCGGAGAAACTCGAAAAGGCGAAAGAGAAGTATGATGAATACGACGAGCTTATGCGCAAGGAACTGGCGGAGAAAGAAGCCAAATATGCGCAGATGGACAGCGAGGTGGAAACGGCTACTGGTGTAACATCTGCATCCGAGGAAGAAGAAAACGATAGCAACAGCGAAAAACTGTACCGCACAGATGATGAAAGTGTGCTTTATCGCATCCGTGAGGAAGAAGCACCGAGAAAGACAGGCATAGGTTACAAGGTTTTCTTCTTGAAGAATGGCAAATTATATCCTCCAATGGTAGCCAATCCCAACGGAGAGGAAACGCCTGTAGGCGTATGGCTTGATGCCGACGCTGCACCGATAATTGGCCAGACCAAGACAGGACGCAACCAAGTGAAAGCAGGAGGCAAAGGCACACAAGGCGGAAGCGGTACTTTGGCCTATCGTCCCGGTTGGCATTTGGGAGAGATACCGTATGCACTGCAATTCAACAGAAGAAATCCCGACACTGGCGAGAAAGAACTCTTCCCGAAAGACTTTGTTTGGGCAGAGGTTGAGTATGCTGATGATGTGGATTACCAACAGGAAGCCCATGACGCAGGTGTCAATGCAAACGGCAAGTATCAACATTCGCTTGCAGGACTGCCCTATCTGCCTACCAATGGCAGTTACAAATATCGCACAAATCCTAATCCCGAAACCGACCCGTGGATAATCACAGGCGCAATGCGTGTAAGACGAGTACTGAAACCGAGCGAAGTTGATGAACTCGTAAGAAAGGCAGGGAGAGAACCACAAAAACGTGAAGTTGGTGCAGTGGACGACACGACCATTGACGCACTAAACAAAGAGATAGAGCAACGCAGAAGAGAAGCCGATGGCGAGGTAACCGATGAGCGCATATCCTACGAGAATGACCCATTGGCGGAAGCCCTTGGCGGCTCGTATCGTTCCGCACGGCAAAAGAAAGAGTTTGCAGCAAGGGAGCGTCAGAGAATGCAGGACAAGGTTGAGAGCCTATCAAAGACGCTTGGCATTTCCAATGAAGTGGAAATCGTGAACGACCTTAATAGTCTTGACAATCCAAAAGACCGCAGGGCAAAGGGATGGTATGACCGCAAGACTGGCAAGATAACCATCATCGTGCCTAACCATGTGAGTGTGGCCGACATTGAACAGACCATGCTCCATGAGGCAGTAGCCCATTATGGACTGCGCAAATTGTTCGGTGACCGTTTCGACACTTTCTTGGACAATGTGTTCCGTAACGCTGAAGAGGACATACGCAAGAGTATTGTGGAGTTGGCGAAGAAGCGCAACTGGGATTTCCGCACGGCAACCGAGGAGTATCTTGCAGGTCTTGCGGAGAACACCGAGTTTGAGAACATGAACGCCTCATGGTGGCAGAAGATAAAAGGTTGGTTCTTGGATATGCTTCACAAGTTGGGCTTTGAGGGCTTGGAAACGGAAAAAGACCTCTCTGACAACGAGCTTCGCTATATCCTCTGGCGGAGTTATGAGAACTTGAAAGAACCCGGTCACTACCGCAATGTGTTTGCCGTAGCCGAGGACATTGCCACACAGCACCGTCTGAAAGTGGGCAACTACACCGTGCGGAGTGAGGAAGCTGAAAGCAAGGTCGCAGAGGATGGCAAACTGTACCGTGACGACACCGACCCGATAGACAGGGTAAGTGTGCGTGGTGATTATGAAAGGGAGATAGCCAGCAGTATGTACCAGTTCCAAGAAGCGATGCAGGACAGTATGCTTGGCTTGAAAACCCTTATGGAGAAGATTTTGAAAGCAAGCGGACAAAAGGAAGCCGCAGACTTCGAGAATGCTTATATGGCAGAGAACGCGTTGAGCAGCAAAAACAAGGCAGAGGCTGACGCATACAAGAACCTTGTGATGAAGCCATTGCTTGATGCCATTGCCGACTTGAAGAAAGAGGGCGCAGCCCAAGAAGAAATCACGGACTACATGATGGCCAAGCACGGACTGGAACGCAATGCTCTTATGGCGCAACGCGCGTTTGATGAGTACCAAAAGGCGCATCCGACAGGCCAAAAGACCCTTTCAGACTTCCTTGCCATAGACTATGCAGGACTGACAGCACTCACCAACGAACCCGATGTGCCACTTGCGGCAGCGGAGGCGCAGCGAATGGTTGACGACTTCGAGAGCGGCCACGACACCACCGACTTGTGGGAAAAGACCAACGCAGCCACGAAAGCCACGTTGTCAAAAATCTATGAAAGCGGCCTGTTGAGCAAAGACCGCTACGAGGAAATAAGGGATATGTATGAGTATTACATCCCTCTCCGTGGTTGGGACGACACTACGAGCGATGAAGTGTATGGTTACCTCACGAGCAAGAACGGTGCTATGCGTGGCAGTATCATGAAGAAAGCCGAGGGGCGCAGGAGCAAGGCCGACGACCCGATAGCCACCATCGCAGCAATGGCGGAGGCTGGCATATCACAAGGCAACCGCAACATGATGAAACAGAAATTCTTGAATTTCGCCCTTAACCATCCGAGCGATGCGGTGAGCGTCAATGGCCTGTGGCTGAAATACGATGATGTGACAGATGAGTGGTCGCCCTTGTTCGCCGACATAGACAAGGATGACGATGCAGCCACCGTGGAGCGCAAGGTCAAGGACTTTGAGGACAAAATGAAGCAACTCGCGCAGCAAGAGCCGGACAAATACAAGTATGGGAAAGACACTATCGGAATACCATACGTGGTGAAGCCCGGCAACATCAGCGAGCATCAAGTGATTGTGCAAAGAGGCGGGCGCACTTACATTCTCACCATCAACGGCAATCCGAGAGCGGCGCAAGCACTCAACGGACTTACCAACCCCAATGTGGAAATGGAGGGTACAATCGGCAATATTCTGAAAGCGGGTGATTACATCAACAGACAGATGAGTGCGTTCTATACCACACGCAACCCCAACTTTGTGGCGAGCAACTTCATTCGTGATGCGTTGTATGCCAATAGTATGGTATGGGTAAAGGAAAGTCCGAACTACGCTTTGCGTTTCCACAAGAACTTTGCGAAGTACAACCCCACTGTTGTAGGTTATCTTCTCAACAAGTATGAGAAAGGAACGCTTGATATGGGCAACAAAACGGAGCAGATGTTTTACCAGTTCATGATGAACGGAGGTGAGACAGGCTACACCGTGCAGCGTGACATAGAGGCGCACAAGCGCACTGTTCGCAAGGAACTTGCCAAGCGCAACAGTCGCATACCGTTGAGAAAGGCATTCTCCTTGTTGGGTGAGCGGTTTGATGATTTGAACCGTTCTGTTGAGAACTGCGCTCGTTTCGCAGCATTCGCCACAAGCCGAGAGATGGGCAGAAGCGTGGAAAAATCTGTATGGGACGCAAAGGAGATAAGCGTGAACTTCAACAAGAAAGGCGCAGGGTCAAAATTCCTCAATGCCACAGGGCAGACCAACCTCGGAAAGATTGGTGCTTTCGTGTCGGGTGGAGGACGCATTGGCTATGTTTTTTGGAATGCAGCGATACAAGGAACGTACAACTTTGGCAAAGGCATAGCCAAGCATACTGCAAAAGGAACTGTCATGTTGGCCGCAACCTATCTGTTGGGTACACTCATACCATTGTTGGGCGGTGATGGTGACGGCGATGACGAGAAGAACTATTACAATCTGCCCGACTTTGTGCGTAGGAGCAACATCTGCTTCCGCATAGGCGACAAGTGGGTGACCATTCCGTTGAGCGTGGAATTTCGCAGCATGTACGGACTGGGCGAGTTGGCAACCAGTGTGATGACAGGCAACGAGAAATTGAGTGGCGGTGAGATTGCCACGAAGATTGCCGAACAGATTTCACAGGCATTGCCCCTTGACTTCATGGAGGGCGGTGGCGGACTGTCAGCAGCCATACCAAGCAGTGTGAAGCCCGTTGTGGAAGCCTACATCAACAAAGACTGGACGGGACTGCCTATTTATAAGGACACACCTTATAATAAGAACGACCCCGAATGGACAAAGGCTTACAGCCGCACGAACCACAGCCTTATCAAATTGAGTAAGACACTTAATGAGTTGACTGGAGGCGATGACTACAAGAAAGGTTGGGCTGACATTAATCCTGCCGTCATTGAACATCTGTTGGAGGGAGCATTCGGAGGTGTCAGCACCACTATCAACCAAATGCAGAAAACGGCAGAGACCATTTCGGGCGAGCGTGAGGTTGACTGGCGCAACATCCCGATAGCCTCTCGTGTGGTGAAAAACGCCGATGAGCGTACAAAGATGCGCAGTGTGAACGAGAAGTATTTCAAGTATCGTGATGAGTACAACGAGACACAACGGTTGCTGAACAAATACGAGAACGCAGCCGATGAGGGTCTTATGGAATATGCCGAGAAACTTGACTTTTTGAACAACTCCAAGCAGATGCAACGTTTTGAGGTCATGGAAGATTATATTGACGACATAAGCGATTTGCAGGACGACATCAAGGAAGCCGAGGACGATACGGAGCGCGAAGAGCTGCAAGCCGAGCAAGACAGTCTCAAAGTTGAAATGGTGGAAGCCCTGCGGATGTTGGACGAAAAGAAATAAATAAAACAGTCTGATGGACGCATTGGCTTAATTTTGCAAGAAAACGTAATACAAGGATATGGCAACAGAGAAACTACACCCTTTAAGCAGGGTGACACAGCCCAAGTTGGAGATGGACACGGTGAAACGGTCGATGCGGTTTGACCGCCGCCGTGGCTTCGACGTGCTGTTACAGGCGCAGCAAGCATGGGGCAATATGGACAAGTTCCGCAAGGACAGGGAGCGCAACAAGCGTTACACATACGGTGACCAGTGGGGCGACTATGTTACTGTTGACTGCGAGGAGATGACCGAAGAGGAATACATCAAGACGCAGGGCAGCGTGCCATTGAAGAACAACCTCATACGCCGTCTTGTGCGCAATGTGCTTGGCGTGTATCGCAGTCAGAGCAAGGAGCCTACCTGTACGGCGCGAGACCGTGACGAGCAGAAACTGGGCGAAACGATGAGTACCATCCTTCAATGCAACATGCAGATGAACAGGATGAGCGAGGTGTACGCGCGTTCAATGGAGGAGTTTCTGATAAGCGGTTTCGTGGTGCATCGCAAATGGTTCGGTTGGCGCAATGACAAGCTTGACTGTTGGACGGACTATGTGCAGCCAAACAACTTTTTCATCGACAGCAATATGCGTGATTTCCGTGGTTGGGACGTAAGTCTGCTTGGCGAGGTGCATGATGTGAGCTTCGAGACCGTATGCCGTGAGTTTGCCCAAAGCCCTGCCGATTACAGACGGCTTTCAGACATCTACACCTTTGCGCGAAACCGCCAATACCTATCCAACAACTATGAGAAGTTTGGCTATTCACGCTTGCAGAACTTTGATTTCCTTTTCACCTCCGACCCGACACGTTGCCGTGTGATTGAGGTGTGGCGCAAGGAGAGCAAGCCGCGCTACCGTTGCCACGACTACAACAACGGTGATGTCTATAAGATAGACGAGGAGGACTATGCAGACATGGTGGAAGCCGTGAACGACGACCGCATAAGGCGAGGCACAGCGGCAGGAATGCCACTGGAGGAGATACCACTCATACAGGCCACATGGTTTATGGATGACTACTGGTATTACTACTACCTCTCCCCATTCGGCGACATATTGGACGAGGGCGAGACACCCTATGAACACAAGAGCCACCCCTACGTGTTCAAGGCATATCCTTTCATTGACGGAGAGATACACTCATTCGTTGCCGACGTGATAGACCAGCAACGCTACACCAACCGTCTCATTACCCTGTATGACTGGATTATGAGGGCGAGCGCAAAGGGCGTGCTTCTGTTCCCCGAAGAGTGCCTGCCCAAAGGAATGAACATAGAGGATATTGCCGATGAGTGGAGCAGGTTCAACGGAGTGATAGCCATCAAGACCAAAGGAGCGGCACAACTGCCGCAGCAGATAGCCAACAACTCCACGAACATAGGCATCAGTGAGCTTCTGAACATACAGCTGAAGTTCTTTGAGGACATCAGCGGTGTGCATGGGGCATTGCAAGGCAGACAGGCAGGAAGCAACGTGAGCGGCACACTCTACAACCAACAGACGCAGAACGCCACGATGTCGTTGCTCGACTTGCTTGATTGCTTCTCGCAGTACACCATTGACGCAGCCTATAAGGATGTGAAGAATATGCAGCAATACTACGACACGAAGCGAGTGTTCAACATTGCGGGCAAGAGCGGCGCACAGATAGAGTACGACCCGAAGAAGACACGCGACATTGAGTTTGACTTGAGTATCACCGAAAGCACAAGCACGCCCGCCTACCGACAGATGGCCAACGAGTTCTTGATGCAGATATGGCAAAGCGGACAAATCAGCTTGCAGCAGTTGCTCGAACACGGTGATTTCCCGTTCGCTGATGAGCTGTTGCAGAGTTTGCAGAGCCAGCAAGAGCAGTTGGAGCAGGGTCAGACCCCCGACGGTCTCTCGCCAGAACTGCAAAGACAGGTGCAGCAAGGGGCGGACATGAACGCCGTTAACAAAGCCTACGGCATGATGAAGCCACAACAGGCGGCATAGGCTCTTTGTGCGTTGCAGCAAGAAAAGGAGTGCGGAACAACATCCACACTCCTTTTTGCTTACTTTGATTTCCCTGCTTTAATACGTTGCATATCGGCGTATGCCTCACACCAGCGGAAGTATTGTTCCACTTTGCGCTTGCGCAAATAGGGCGTTATAGGGTCGTGTCCGTCAGCATAGGGCGTGAAATAGAAACATTCGCGCAGGAGGTCGAAAGTGCGCACGTCTTGTTTGATGTAGTGCTTGCGTTTGAGGATGCGGAAGTTCGCCTTGTCCATAATGGCAAGTTTGCCATCGGAGGTCGGCAGCACATAGTAGCGTGTGGGGGACTTCCGATATGCCTCGTCAGCCCTGTTCACAGCTTCGCGAAGTCGAAGCATAGCCTTGAATTTCTTAAAAATGTTCATTGCTTTTATTGTTTTGTTACAGTGTTTCCTATACATTATTATATTGTAGCGGCCGAGACAGCCTTTTTGTTCACCACTTGCATTGAGCGGTCAATGCGCTTGACAACGGTAGGCAGTTCCATTTCACGGAAGCAGATGTGCAGACCTATGGCGCGTGTCATCAGCAAATCATCGTGGTCGCCAGCCACCGCGCCGAACCCGCCGTTAGGTTTGCGCTCATACACAAGGTATTCATGCAGGCAACGCTCGTCACGCTCTATGTAGAGTTGTTCGCGCACAGCCTTTTTGAGTGTCGATATAACCATTGGCTTTGTCGCCGTATTGGTGTGGAAGCCGTATTTGCGTGGTCTTTTGTTGATGATGTCGTCTTCGCTTTGCTTGCGGGCGTAGAGGTTGGGGTACACATCCTTAATGAGGTTGAGGATGAAAAGCGACTGGTCGCCGTCCACACTGCGCTCCTTGTCGTGCGTCTCAAGCGTGTTGCTCTCAATGACAAGCAGCGCATTGTCGTAGAAAGCCGCTATCTGTGCGGAACGCCAAGCAAGAATATCCATGTCTATGTGTCCGTACCATTGCGCCACGACAGACGGCTTGTCGCCGTCCATCATCATGAGGCGGTCGAACACCACGATGACAGACCAGTCCGCCTTGTCGGAATGTCCGCCTATGTCAACCACCACAAGATAACGGTCGGTAACCTCTTCGTCAGGGTCAATCTCCGGCAACGCCCAAACCCACAACTTGCCCTGCTTGTCCTTCTTGAAGCGAAGATGCAGCAAAGCGTCCTCGCCCTCGTCGCCGTCGGCATACACCTCGCCTATGTATTTCGGATTGCGACACGTGGGCTTCAGCTGCTCCACTTGGTAGCGGTCGAACTCCGCATTGTCAATGTCGGTGAACGCCTCCACATCGTCAGAGGGGTATTCACTCGACATCTTGGAGTGACCGCTGCGTCCGCTACGCTCCTGCACATACCAGTTGAGGGCTTCGAGCGATGCGCCCTCGTTCCATATCCACCACAGATAGCGTCCCGGCTCCTCACGGTCGGAGTTGGTGTTTGCGTTCAGACGGTTCTCGTAGAGCCATGCGGCAAACTCCCTCTTCTTCTCCTCGCTGTCAAAGGGCAACGACCACTGCGGAATTTCAAACCACCTTATGCACATAGCCTCAAACTGCGAGCGTCCCGCCTTTGCAGCCGCATATTCCTTGTGGAAGAAGTTGCCCGTGCCTCGTGCGGTACTCTCATAGACAATCATAGTGTAAGGCTTGAGCAATATGCCCGAGCAAGCCGACTGCACAATATCTTCGGGCGATTTGCCCTCCGTCTTTTTCCACAGACCCACCTCCGAGAGATGCACCAGCGAGTAGTCACCGCCACGGCACGAGTCGGGCTTTTCAGCAGAGCCGAGTTTTATCTTGCAGTTGCGTTGCGGCACACGATGGATAGCCCCCGATGTGCCTACGCCCACGAATTTAGGCTCGTTCTCGTTATAGGCTTCGTTTATTTCGTGCAGCATACGCACAGGGTAAGCCTTTATCATGCGGTCGTACATATCGTATATCTCATCCGAAGCCTTGCCCTGCAAAGAGATGATGAGCGAGTTGAGACCAGTGCGGTGCACGAGTTGCAACCAAGCCATGTAAATCTGAATGGTCGTTGAGCCGCCCAGTTGTCGGGCTTTGAGGATGAGCAGGCGTATGGGCAAGTTCGCCAAACGCTGTTTCTCGAAGTAACTCACGATGCGCCTTTGCGGAGGGGTGAGACGGAAAAGCACGTCATCACCACCGTTCTTGTTCTTTATATAGACAAAGAACGCAGCCCAAAAGGGAAAGTCGTGGCGGCAGCGTATGCGTATGAGCGTCTCTGCCACCGCAGCGTGCAGTTCCTCGCTGTATTCAGTGTGCAGCGTCTTCTCTATGAACTTTCTTACAGACCCTGCACGCGCAAGCCTACGCACCAACGGCACACGCAGCATGGTTTTCGGTAGATACTGCACAGGCAGCGAGAAGTCCGACAGTGCGAACCGTGTGCGCTCTCCCACGCTCCCCTCCCCTGTGATGGGGTTGAAAGGAGCATACATCACGCCATTTCTCCGCGCGTTCTCACGCAATATGCTGTCAACATCCCTGTTCATTCCTTTCTCCTTTCTGTCGGCATACCAAGCAAGCCGACGCACAGCCCCACGGCATAGCAGTACAAGTGCAGCATGGCATTGACGTGTGGAAGCAGAAAGCCCACAGCGATGAAAGCCCACATCCACACTTGCCAATATGCTTTTCTGCGCACACGATAAGAGTTCATGCCCATAAGGGCGAAGCACAGCCCCGACATCCCCAGCGTCAGCGGTGAGCCGAGCGCACTGGCAGGGAACGACACAGCCACAGCGTAAGCCACAACGATTTGCCAAAGCCGTGCCTCATAGTAGAACACGAGGCAGAGCAAAGCCCAAGCGTTCACCGCCGCATGAACCACGTTCACATGGAACAGCGGATAGAGCAGCCGTGCCGACAGCGGCGCACCGTCGGCAATGCCCACCCAAGCGGCAGGGACAGGCACACAGCACAGAGCCACCGTGAGGGCAGTCAGTGCGAGTGCGGTATTCTTAGCTTGCGCATTTCCTTTTCGTACCATTTGTTCTTAATCCTGTAAAATATTATCCGTGCCGACTGCGGCGTGAGGTAGAAGCGTGGTGCGGGGCTTCGCACCACACGGGCGACGGCCACCGACAGAGCCATGTCGGGATGTTCCCCCAGCATAGCCACCGTGCGGCGGTAGATTTCTTGGAACATCGCCCTTTTCTGCGGACGCATCCTTTCGAGCGTCGCCCCTCGCATCATGTCCGACACCACGATTGCCGCACGCTCCTCGCTCACCCAAAACCTCTTTGACGGCATATCCACAAGGCTACGGAACACCTCGGAGAGAACAACCACCGCCCTCCCCTCAATCTGTTTGCAGTAGGCACGCATGAAGTCGTCGTCACGCTCATCGCCACATTCAAAGGTGCATCCATAGTGTTTCATTTACGGCCACGGAAATTAGATTTCCGATTATAAAGTTAGCCAAATCAAGTGTAAACGGATAAAAAGGAAAAGGGCGAAACGAGTGCTATTTTTGCGGTAGAAATCACAAACAAAAGGAAACGTATATGGCAGACATTGAAACTAAGCCAGTTAGCGCGAACCGACAGAAAGCCTACGAGCGCATGGCGAAGAAGTACCCCGACAAAAACTTTGATGACGAGGACGTGTTTTTCGGGGCGATTAACGATGATTACGATGGAGTCGTTGCTCGCCGTCGAAGAAAAACATACCAATTACAAGTAGGAAACGATATGTTTACGACCCATAAACGATACGTTTACTTGGCCTAACCGATATGTTTAAGGTTAGAAGTCCAATCGTGCATGGTTTTAGTGTGTTCTTATATTGAGAAAGACATGGAAAGAAGAAGTTTGGACTCCTCTCTATCAAGCGATTTCAAGATACGGGCATACGGGCGCACCGAGCTTGCTTTGGCTTATTGCCCCGACTTGTCGCCTAACGCCGCATGGCGAAAGCTGCGACAGTGGATAGCCTTTTCGCCCGGACTTACGGAACGGCTGCGCTCCGTTGGCTGCACCACTACAATGCGCACATGGCCTCCGATAGCCGTCAAAATGATTGTTGACGCATTGGGAGAACCGTGAACAACAAGGAAGAACAACTCCCAACTGACAGGAACAGCCAACAAGCGACCGTGTATTTGCAGCATAGACTATCTTTGCAGCGTGTTCTCGATTAGAATAAGGCCAACGCCGCGGAACGGCATTATTCCCATTCGGACACACGAGAGAGTTTCAACAAAATCATAACAACCAAAAAACAGCAAAGCGATGATTCGTTACAAAAAGTACCAAAGCAAAAGGGAAGACCAGACAAAAGGTCTTTGGTATGGCCGCGCCGTCATTACCGAGACGCTCGACCTTGCAGCCCTTGCCGAGCACATGGCGAAACACAATACGCCATTCTCCTCTGGAACGCTGAAAGGCGTTCTCAACGACATGATTTCCTGCATCAAGGAGCTTGTCCTCGACGGAAAAGCCGTGAAACTTGACGACCTCGCCATCTTCAAGGCTTCTCTTAAAACCAGTGGCGCCCAGTCGGCAGACAAATTCACTGCCGCCACCAACATCACAGCAGTGCGTCTGCGTTGCAGGGCGACAGGAAAGCTGAAGACCGAAACAATGACCGATGAAGCGAACATAGCCGAATACGGCGAGTATTCAGTCAGCGGCACAGCCTAACACTCCCCCACCACCAAAGGCAGGAACAGCAAAGGAGCGGAAGCGCACGGCAAAGAGCGTGCCTCCGCTCCTTTTTTGGTCGGTTTTCCCAAGTTCTCAAGAAAAAGTATTAATTTTGCAACCATTATCAAGAAAACATTACATCATGAAACTGACAGATATAACCAAAGGCTCGGAATATGAACTGAGCCTGTTCAGCGAGAAGCAAATAGCGGAACTCGAAAGCCGCATCACGGAACGACAGACAAAGAAAGGCGCGGACTATTATGTCAGCTGCCTTGTGCGCAAGAAGGAGATAAGGCTGACTCCCGAAGAGGTGGTGCGCCAGTTGTATCTGTTGGTTCTCACGGAGGATTTCGGATATCCAGTGTCGCGAATGGAGCTGGAACATGAGGTTACTTTCGGCAGAGAGAAGAAGCGTGCCGACATCGTTATCTTCGACAAGCAGCAGACCACAAGTCCATACATAATTGTGGAGCTGAAGAAGCCGAAACTAAAAGACGGCAAGGAACAGCTAAAGAGCTATTGCAACGCCACAGGTGCGCCCATCGGCGTATGGAGCAACGGCAAGCAGATTTCCTACTACCACCGCAAAGACCCGAACTATTTTGAGGATTTGAGCCTTATACCGCGAGCCGACCAAAAGCTCTCCGACATTCTTTCGGAGCGTTGGACTATAGCCGACTTGATAAAGAAAGACAAGCTGGTAAACGAGCGAAAGTCGCTGAAAGACCTAATCCTCGAAATGGAAGACGAGGTGCTTGCCAATGCGGGTGTTGATGTGTTTGAAGAAGTGTTCAAACTCATATTCACCAAGCTCTACGACGAAATGGAAAGTGGACGAAAGCCCGACCGCAACCTTGAATTTCGCAACTATGGCGACACCGAAACCGAACTGAAAGATAAGCTGCAAGCCCTT